TGATAGATTTATTTCTTGATGATAATGACATCAATGAAAAATCAATTATAGGTTTTATATCATTCTTTTTAATGACAGTATTCGGCGTGACTGATTTAGTGACAGCATTAATGTGGGATGTAGATTTAAAAGTTTCTGAAACTATCTACACATCATTTGTAGTTGTGACACTAGGTGCCTTTGGAATATCAGAGGCAGGCAAGGCATTCGGAGGAAAATAATTGGCTGATAAAAATACAGAAGAATTATCAAAACAGATAACTAGATTAGAGTCTTCTGTGAAGGCTATGACTGGTAGCTTTAAAGATGGTTCTAGTAAAATTAAAGAAGGATTTAGTGATCTCGGCGCAGGTGGCGGACCATTATCTATCTTAGTTGACGAACTCAAAGGTGTCACTAAAAAATTTCAAGCAATAGGTAAAATTTTTAGTGGTACATTCGAAGTAATCACATCTCCTGGCTCTGCTTTCGCAGAAGCATTAGGTTTCGGTTCAAAAGAAGAAAGAGAACAAAAGAAAAGAGACCAAAATCAAGAAGACAACACAAAAGCAACTAAAGAAAATACAAAAGAATTAAAGAAATTTAATAAAAAAGGCATACTTGGTGCTGGTGGTCCTTCTGGAGGAAGAGCAGGTGGGGCGGCAGTTGGAGAGATTGGCGGTGGTTTAATAAGAGGATTAGGCAGTCTTATCGTACCAACTCTTATAGGTGCAGGTGTAGTTTTTGGTCTAAAAAAATGGTGGGAAGACGATGTAAAAGATGATTTATATAAAGACTTTCCTGTAGACGATTTAGTTGGAGGCAAAAAACCATGGTGGGAAAGGTTTAATTTTCTAAAAGGTAGATTAAGAACCAATGATGATTCTCTTGAAGATCTCAAAAAAGATTTGTTAAGAGGTCAAGGATTTTCAGTAGGTGTCGACATGCCCAAATCATCACAAGACTTACTTACATCACAAGGTAAGAGATTTGAAAGATTTGCTGAATATTTTACACCCGTAGCGGCAGGAGTTACCGAACAAACTTTACAAAAATATATTACATCAGGTTATAGTAATATTCAAGATGTAAAATCATTTATATCTGGACCTAGAAAATTAAGAGAGATAGCTGCTGGAGTATATGTCGATGCCGAGATTTACGATAACACAGGTAAACAAGTTGTATTCAAAGATATTAGATCAAATGAAGGTGGTAATGTAGACCAATTTACCAATAAAAATGGTAAAGTAGATTATACAGGCAATAGACCACGAGTAGGTGGCGTTGATGGTAAAGGTGGTATGCTGGAATTAATTCATCCAAATGAATTGATTATTGATCTTTCAAAACCAGTTAATTTTGACGAGCTAGGAAATGCTTTAGTTACCACGAAGAGTGGTAAAAAACTGGCTCTGACCAGAGACGAATATGCCCAACTTGCTACAAGACAGACTGGTGGCGCCGGATTAGCCAGAGGTTTAGGTTTTTATAATCCTACAAGCAATTTTTTCACAGGTGATGATTTAATAGGTTACGCAAACTACTTCAATCAAGAACTATCAAATATTGGTGGTGGAGGTTTTGGTGGCGCTAAATCATTTATGATAGGTGATGAAGATCAACTTGCATTAGGTATCACTGCCACTAAAGCGGTTGATTTAATGAAAACTACAGGCATCAGAAATGTCTCAATGTTAGATCCAAAAATGATAACAAAAGATGGATTTTTCAATCAAAGATTTAATGCTCCAGGAATGAGAACTACTAATATGAAAGGACCTTTCAGTATCTTTAGTAGTTTTGGTTCATATAACACAAACCTTGATCTAGTAAACAAAAACAAATTTTCAGGACTTGGTTCTTTTGATGATGCTCGTAGATCAGGCATGTTTAAACCTGGTCAAGTTGTGCCAGGTTCATATAAAAATTTGATTGGTTTGAATAATTCTAGATTAGGTGACAGGATATTGGGGATGAAAAAATTTGGTAAATTATCTTATCTGAATCCACTGGCAAATGTCGCCTCCGCCTCTATGATAGTTATGGACAACTATAATAGTTTTGATTCGAGAATGGATGCCATAGATAAATTTGAAGCGACTGAGACTTTTGGTCCTGCTAGCACAGGTATTTACGATGAATTAAGAAATATTATCACAATAAAAACATACGAAGACGGACTTCAAGATGGCGCAAGATTATTTGGAACACAAGCAGCTATAGGTGCTGGTGTTCGAATGGGCGTGCAACAAACTGGCCGTTTCCTTGCGAGAAACACAATTAAAAGTGCGCCAATTTATGCTGCCTCACTTTCAACTGCGATACAATCTGGTGGTACTTCTCTAGGAATTGCTGGTGTCACAGCCATGAAAGATATTATTTTATCTGGACTTGGTGGTATAGTTGCCGGCACAGCAGCTTTTTTCGCAATTCAAAAGTTTTTTAATGTATTATCTCAATTCGATGTAATAACCAGTATTTACATGATTGCATCTTACAGGGGTGATGAATACGATGAATTGAAAAAAGCAATTGCAGATTCACAAATATTAGCTACTAGTAAAGAGATACAAGAATTTATGATGCATGTAGAAAATATAAGAGGAACAAACCAAAAGAACAGGAATAATCCGAGGTTTTTCTTATCAGAACCTATAATTTCACCTGGTGCTCAAGGTTCAGATAAGATAGGTAATGTTTTAGGTAGAAAAAATAGAGGTGGTTTTGGAACACTTAGTATTTCTCAACTAGCAATGGGCATTGGCGTACCAGAAGAATACCTAGTTATGGATGAATCTGGATTTTATTATGTCGGACCTGGTATCGATGTCATGGGGAAACCTCGTACCCATTTTTTGCATCAAGGTGACGGACCGATACTTCTGAATCCCGATATGACAGTTGATGATTTTAAAAACTTTTATGGTATCGAATTTCAAAGAGGTAATCCCCCACCTAATTTTATGAGAAATCTAACCGATAGTTTATTTGGTGCTGTTCCAGGTTATGACTTTGAACAAAATAGAGTGCAAGACCAGGGATTTTCTAAGGGTATGCCAGTCATAAATGTCGAAGGAAATCAAGATTCTGTATTCATTGATATGCCCGATGATACTGACGACAAAGAATTATCAAGTTCGAAACAAGATAACTCTGGAAGAGTGTCACCATAAATTCTTTGCCACAAAATTAATCTCTATACTTTTCTTTTTTAGGAGGTGGTGTTTTCTTTCTGCCCTTAGGTCTAGATTCACCAAAAATTTTTTCCCAAGCTTTATCGTATTCATTGTCTGATACTACTTGCGGTCTTCGTTTACTTCCCTTACCCATATCGAGTGCCATCGTCCTCTACGATAGGAGCATCGTAATAGTTTTTCAAAGGTGTTTGATTGACAAAGAAGATATAAAGCGCTCCTAGAATGAATCCTAACGCCAATATTGTAGACAATAGGCGTCTTCTAATTATACGCTTTTCTCTTTTACTTCTCATTATTTTCTTCTGTAATTATTGAGTTGTGCTTTACGAGCATCTAGTTTTTTCTTTCTTTTAATTGCTTGATTGCGTTGATTTCTTTTCATTGCAGGTTTTTCAAAGTATTCTCTGTCTCTACATTCTTTGACAATGCCTTTTCTATCACATGCCTTTTTAAATCTTCGCAACATACGATCGAAAGATTCGACTTGTCTCGTTTTTGGATTTATTCTTGGTTTCACTTGTGTCATAATTAATTCTATAAAGTGTGTAGTCGCCCCATACTTTTACAGCAACCTCGCTCTACACCAGATAACACCGCATCAGTTCTTGTTATCTTTTCCCCTACTATGATACCCCCATATCCACGGTCATAGTCAGTTGTAGCAAACACGGACACATATTATATACTACAACTCCCTAAATGAAACTTACTCAGTAGCAAGTTTCTTAAAGTAATCCATCGCTTCGTCTCCCTCTGAATCACCAACTGTGGAAGATTCTGCTGATGCGATTACAGGTTCGTCTGCTACTGTTTCAGTATTGACATTTGACCAAGGCACTTCTTCAAGGTCTTCTGCAACTGACTCAGCAGTAGATGTGCTTACCTCACCAGATAAACCTAATACTCTATCAAGTTTTTCTTTCAATTCGTCATAAGACTTGAATTGATCTGGTGCTATAATTGAAGATAAAGGATTCAGCGTAGTATATATATCATTCAGCTGATTTTCATCTTCAAAAAGTGGTGCAGGACTATCAAACTCAGACTTGTCATAGTTCCAATAACCATCGACTTTTCTGATTTTAATTTTGAAGTTTGCACCCTCGCCTCTAAGATCGAAAGGATTTATGGCAGCTTCATCTTCAAATGCTGGTGAGATTGCCTCTTTCAACATTTCAAAGATTTTCTTACCATATCGGTACATGAATACCTTTCCTTCGTTTTCAGGATGTTTAGGGTCTGAAACAACATAGATGTTAGACACATAATGAAGTCTACGCTTCTGTTTACGAGCCTGTTCTCTGTTTGCTTCGATGTTAGTGTTCCACAACTGAGTGTTGTATTCACTAACAGGATCATTTTTACTAAGAGTCGTTAAAGACTTCTCAATATACCAACCGCCAGGTCCTTGGAAACCATGGTCGAAGTAAGACACCCATGGCATCTCTTCGTTTTCTGGTGTTGGTAAGAATCTAACTATTGCATAACCATTACCTGATTTATCAAGTTCTGGTTTCCAATATTTATCATCATCGTAGGATTTTTTCTCACCTTGACTAGGTGATGCAGACTCCATTGCCTGCCTTAATTTATCTAAAGATGTAGACATTGTATTATACTCCTTATAGCATTGTATCGCATTGTATTTGCATTGTATCGCATCTTATTAAAGTTCAGATTCAAAGCACGCCGTGCCAAGAATCCACCTATCTTCGATATTTAATCGAGATACTATATCAGTATATTCGATTTTATCGAATCCGTCAATAGAGTTTTTAAAAAATAACTCTACATCTGGATAATCCTTATTTATGTGTTCTAACAGTGCAACAAATTGTGCCTGTTGTGGTCTTCCCACACCTGAGTTTTCTTCTGTATATACTTTATTATAAGTATAACAATCATCAGGTCCATAAATGTTCTGTAGATCACCGTATTGTAATGAATCATAACCTGCAAGACATATCTTTTTATGACCATGATGCACTGCATAACCTAATGCATAGATGCCACAAAAAGTGTTCTTGAGCAATTCATTTGTATATATAACTATGTTGTTTGCCTCCGCAGAGGAATATCCAATCATATATGTTCTCTGTCCTTCGCCTCTGTAATCTTCTCCTTGCACTACGAATCTATCGTCCCCCTCGACTCGATTTTCGATTACTTCACCTGGCAATCCGTGTTTCATAATGTCGAACATTTCCATAGGCAGTTCATTCCATTCTCCGACACAGACAGGGTGTTTCTTGTAGTATTGGTCTGTAATCATTTCGTTTTGTGGGGCGACATCTTGCACGAACAATAAATCAGGTGTATGGTCTCTGTAAACCATATTCATTCCCCACCAGTTGTCTAGTGTTTCTAAATCTAAGTCTTTACGACTTGGTCCGTTTCCTACTAAGTAGAGCATAGTTCTATTAATTTCTTTTTGTATCTGTTCTGATCATAAGATAAGAATGATTTGTATTTGTCTATTCTATGATGCACACCAGGATATACGATGTTCTCTGATATGAGTTTCTTCCAAGATTTACTGTAGTCTGTAATCTCATCTAGTATACACATAGTTTCGAGAGATATTTTTTTACCTAAAAACTGTTTGAGTAAATATGGGTGTTGACCACCTGTGCAAGTGAGAACTTCTTGTATTGTTTTCTTTTCTAATAATTGTTTTACTTCTTGTTCAAACATGTGTGATAGTTTTTGTCTTCTCTTACGCCAATCTGTATATCTCTCTTCTGCTTCTCGTTCTAGAAGTTCACCTGCCCAATAATCACCTTGTGATAAGTTTGCAATGTAGAAGTCTATGAGTTTATCTTTGTATTTTCTTGCCAGCTTAGCAAAGTGAAACTTGTCTTTTCGTTTCATGAACGAAGACAAGTCTGCCTTTACATGACCATTGTATTGCACAAAGTTATAGTTTTCACTATTGAAGTGCAACTTCATCGCAAGATACAATTGATAACTATCATATCCTTCTCGACTCGACATTACTGATTTACTATAATCTTTTTCTTTTTAGGTGTTGTAATGCCACTCACTGCTGTAGTGTATGCACTGACTATATCATCGTTAGTCTCTGTCATGAATACATAACTTTGTATTCTTACACTTGTAGGATTTACGATACCTGTTACCGCTATGCCTTTAGCAAAACCCATTTTGCCGTCTGGACCGTTTACGATGATTCTAGGGTTTTCTAATTCAACACCGTTTTTATCATCAACTAATTTACCAATATACTCACCACTTAATGTGATTACTGATACTATATCACCTTTCTTCATATTTACTCCTTACTCATGAAAGTTGTCAAAGAACCTCTACTGGCTTTTTGACGATTAATTAATTTTAAACTTTCTGCTTCTGCTTCAAGTTTTTCTCTCAGAGGTACCGATAGTAATCTTTTGGCACCCTCTGGTTCTACATTATTAACTTCACAGACTTTAAGTATTGCACTCATTACATCTGTTCTATTACCTATTATAAGTCTTTCAACTTGTTCTGTAAACTCTTTTCTTGTTATCATTTTACAAACTCTCTTTCTCTAAACCACAAATTGAAAGCATACTTCTCTCCTTCTAATACAGGAAGACCTGCATGTTGAGATTTTATTTCTCTCTTAGTTGTGTTTGGTTCTACATTCCACCATACGATGATACTGCCTCTTCTAGGTTGAATGTTTACACCTAGATGATTAAAACCAGTTTCACCTCCTTTCGGCACATCTCTTAAATATCCTAAAACAGTAATCAATCTTTGACCACCATTCTTTGTATAACCCTCATAATCAATATCATCACCTTCATCAAAACTATCATAGTGATAATCGTATTCTTGATTCTCTGTATAATGCACAACTTGAAATGGTTCTGCATTATCTAATGGCATTCTAACCATTTGTGATATACGATCTGCTACACCCTTTATTATAGGTGAGGCCTCATGATTCAACCAAGTATTCGAACCTGTTCTTTTACTATGAGTTTGACCTTTGCCATCTTTACTCGAAACGGATGATCTTTCCATATTCTGCCATGAATGTGCAAGTATTTCTTCGCATTCTTCTACTGATAAAAAGTCATGCACAACTGCAATCATTTGTTTATCGTTATCGTAAATGTGAATCATACGCCGTATAAATTTCTATATTGTTGTCTTAGACCATACAATTCTTCTACATGTTCTTTAGGGTCAGAGACAAACAATTGAAATGTATTTAAACCCTCGACTGCCACAATGGCACACACCTCTTCTATAGGGTGACCTGTAAGTTCTTCAACCATAATTGCATAGGCAGTCATTTGTAAATACCATGGTTTTGCCATATACTCTTGTTTTGGTTTTGAACTTGATTTGAAATCTATAATTGCAAGTTGATCGTTGGCTATGCCGATACAATCTACACGACCTGCCATTTGTAATTCATGTGAATATAAAGGTGCTTCAAGAGCAATAGGTATGATATCATCTAAAACAGGTTGAACTGCCTTGAACATTTGTTCTTGTAAGATATTATCAAACTCGATAAAGTCTTTTTCTTTTCTGAGATAATCTTCTACATGTTGATGAAAAGAGGTGCCTCGTTTTGTTGCTCTTTTAGTTATTTTATTGGCCTTTTCTTCACCGACTCTGGCACGCCATAATTTGATTTGTTCTTTTGAATGTAGACCAACAACTGTAGTCACACTAGGATATTTCATATCATCTTCACCAAGATAATATCTTTTGCCTTCGTGATTAACTGTTTTAAGTTTTATGTTTTCTAAATCTGTAAGTTCTAAAAGATTAGTCTTCAATTTTGTCATAATGTATTATACTATTTTTTGTTTTGTAATGCAATGTGTTTCTTAACAACTTCT